TGGAAAAGTCGAGCTTTTCTAATATTGAGCAGCAGTCCCTTGAGTTTGTGAAATACACCCTTGAGCCGTGGCTGGTGCGTTGGGAACAGGCTATGGTCCGTTCTCTCATAAGTCCGACCGATAAGAGCCGCTACTTTATCAAGTTCAATGTGGACGGTCTGCTCCGTGGTGATTACCAGAGCCGTATGAACGGTTATGCCACTGCAAGACAGAACGGTTGGATGAGCGCAAACGATATCCGTGAACTTGAAAATCTCGACCTTATTCCTCCCGAAGCTGGCGGTGACCTTTACCTTATCAACGGCAATATGACCAAGCTGGAGGATGCAGGATTATTCGCGGCAACTGCCGCTGACGGAAAGGAGGACAATTCCAATGAAGAAGTTTTGGAACTGGAAGAACCAGTCGAGCCCGGAGACACCGGAGAGGACGCTGTTTCTCAACGGCACAATCGCAGAGGAAAGCTGGTTTGACGATGATGTGACCCCTCAGCTTTTCAAGGATGAACTGAACGCAGGCACAGGTGATATCACAGTCTGGATTAACAGTCCCGGCGGTGACTGCGTGGCTGCGGCTCAAATCTACAATATGCTGATGGATTACAAGGGCAACGTCACCGTGAAAATCGATGGCATTGCTGCAAGTGCTGCCTCTGTCATTGCAATGGCAGGCACAAAGGTTTTGATGTCCCCGGTATCCATGATGATGATCCACAACCCCATGACGGTAGCCTTTGGCAATACTGCGGAAATGCAGAAAGCCATCGATATGCTGTCCGAGGTCAAGGAATCCATCATCAATGCCTATGAAATCAAGACCGGAATGTCCCGCACGAAGCTGGCACATCTGATGGACGCAGAAACCTGGATGGATGCGAACAAGGCTGTGGAACTCGGCTTTGCAGACGAGATCACCAAACGCCCCGGAGTCAGTGAGGACATTGAAATCCCGCAGGTGTCGATGATGTTTTCCAAGGCAGCGGTGACCAATTCCCTTATGGATAAGATTGCTGCCAAATGTACCATCACACCCAAACCCGCTGTGCAGGAACGCACAGGCCGTTCTGTTGATGACCTCAGAGCGGATTTGCAGAAAATCAAAAACTACATTTAATTTTGGAGGAATTCATTATGACTATTATCGAAATGCGTAATAAGCGCACCAAACTTCTGGCTACTATGGACGGTTTCCTGGAAACCCACCGTACCGACAAGGGCGTTCTCTCCGCAGAGGATGACGCCACCTACAACAGCATGGAGCAGGAACTGGCTGCCCTCACCAACGAAATCAAGCGTATGGAGCGCCGTGAGGAAATCGAGGCAGAACTCTCCAAGCCCGTCAACACTCCTATCACCGGCAAGCCTATGGCATCCGGCGCTGCTACTGCTCCTGTCAACGGCCGCACTCGCGCCACTGACGAGTACAAGCAGAACTTCTGGAACGTGATGCGTACCAAGACTCCCATGCCTCACGTGGTAAACGCACTCCAGGTCGGTGACGATGCCGAGGGCGGTTACCTTGTTCCCGATGAGTACGAGCGTACTCTGGTGCAGGCACTTGAGGAGGAGAACATCTTCCGTAAGTTGGCCCACACCATCAACACCGACAGCGGTGAGCGTAAGATCCCCGTTGTGGCATCCAAGGGTACTGCCAACTGGATTGATGAGGAAGGTCCCTATGAGGACAGCGATGACAACTTCTCTCAGATCACCATTGGCGCTCACAAGCTGGGTACTACCATCAAGGTGTCTGAGGAGCTGCTCCGCGACAGCGTGTTCGACCTGGACAGCTACATTGCGGCAGAGTTCGCTCGCCGTATCGGTGCCCGCGAGGAAGAGTCCTTCTTCAATGGTGACGGCAACGGTAAGCCCCTGGGTATCCTTGCTGCCAATGGTGGTGCCGAGGTCGGTGTAACCACTGCCTCCGCTACCGCCATCACCGCAGATGAAATCATGGATCTGTATCACGCCCTCAAGGCGCCTTACCGCAATAAGGCTGTGTGGGTCATGAGTGATGCCACCGTGAAGGCCATCCGTAAGTTGAAGGACAATACAGGCAACTTTATCTGGCAGCCCGGTCTCACTGAGGATAAGCCCAACACCATCCTCGGCAGACCCGTTTACACTTCCGTGTATATGCCCGAACCTGCTGCCGGTGCCAAGACCATTGCCTTCGGTAACTTCGACTACTACTGGATTGCCGACCGCCAGGGTCGTTCCTTCAAGCGCCTCAACGAACTCTATGCAAAGAACGGTCAGATCGGCTTTGTTGCTTCTCAGCGCGTTGACGGTAAGCTGGTTCTCCCTGAAGCCATCCAGGTTCTTCAGCAGAAGTCCGCAACCTAATTAACCCATATCGGCGGTGCTGCCCTTAACCGGGTGGCATCGCCATTCTTTTGAGCGAGGTGAAAAGAAATGCTTGTAACACTGGAAGAAATGAAAACCTACCTGCGTGTGGACTTCGATGATGATGACAGCATTCTTGCCGCCTTTATCGAAAGCGCCCAAAAACTCTGTATGGACGTAGCCCGCATCGAGGATGCAGATATTTTTGCTACCGAAGCCAACAGCCGTATTGCGGTGATGTATGCGGCGGCATATCTGTATGAGCATCGTGAAAAGGCCAACCACCACGAACTCACTTTACTATCTCAAGAGTAAATATTTTAATAGTGATATTGTGAGACAGGTCTCACAGTGATATTTTGCCTAATGGCAAAGTGATATTAAAACCTTTCGGTTTTAGTGATATTTTATTCGCTCCTAAACTCGCAAAGCGAATAACACTCGGCTTTTAGCCGAATATAACTGCGAAGCAATATCACTCGTCAAAGGTAATGCGGCGAATAAAACTGCGAGACTTCCTTTTGGGAAGTCTCGCTAAGGCTGCCTTTCCTATTTTCAAACGATTTTAAATCCTACTGTAATCGGTTTTGCATTTGTTTCAGGTAAAAGCACCTTAACTCCTGCATCGGTAATAGTAAAGTTAACTTCTTCGCCTGTTTCAAGAAGGGTTACCGCGTTCACTTTACCTTTATAAGGAATTATCATTTCTGTTTCAGGAGCGGTTTCTTCTTTAAAATAGCGGAATGCATAAACAGAATTTGTTTTTGGGTTTTTAGTAAAGAAGAAATCATTAAGAGTGTACGGTGCGCAAACTCTTGTTTCATATACGCCTTCGCCGTTTAATTTAAGCCACTTACCGATTCCTTCAAGTGACTTTACTGCACCTATAGGTAATTTACCGTCGGGCTGAGGTCCAATATCCAAAGCAAGGTTGCCGCCCTTTGTGATTATGCTGAGAAGCAGTCCTATAACTTCACGTGGTGTTTTAAACGTATCGCCGAACTTAAAGGTCCATGAATTACCCAAAGTAAGGCAGCTTTCCCAAGGGATATTCAAAGGCTTTTCAGGAATGCACAACTCAGGTGTTACGTAGTTTTCATAAGGGCCGCCAACGGTACGATCGGCACAAATCAGCCACGGCTGGAACTTACGGATGCGGTCAACTATTTCATTAAGTCTTATATCCTGACCAAAATCATCGCCGTCACCTTTACGAATCCAGCCTGCATCAAGCCAGAGAATATCGATTTTGCCGTATTTTGTAGCAAGCTCCAAAAGCTGATTGTGGGTATACTGTACAAACTTTTCCCATAATTCAGGTTCGTTAACAGGCTCGTAGGAAGGGCCGCGCCAGGTAAAATCGCCACGTTCAAAATTATAATTCCAATAATAAGGAATATGCCAGTCGGCTTTAGAGAAGTAAGCAGCGATACCCAAGCCCTCTTTACGAAAAGCCTCCCACAAATGCTTGATAATATCCGCCTTAGGGTTTGTATGGAAGGGGCAATCCTCACCCGTTATCTTATAGTCGGTGTAAGCAGTGTCCCACATACAGAAGCCGTCGTGATGTTTGGTGGTAAAAATTAAATATTTAAAGCCGCTTTCTTTAGCAAGCTTTGCCCAGGCTTCGGGATTAAATTTAACAGGGTTAAAAGTTTTATTCAGGTCAAAATACTGGCGCCTGAATTCACGGTTATCTACGTACCAGTCAATATCATTTCTGGACCATTCAGAATCTGCATCGCATAAAGACCAGGAAGCTTCTATTCCCCACTGTGAATAAGGGCCCCAGTGCATCATTAAGGCAAGTTTCTGATCCTTGAACCATTCAATTCGTTCTTTCAGTAATGGATCTGTTACGTGCACGTAAGATCCCTCAGTAC